CTCTAGGCCTGTCCTATGATCTTTCTTCCCGTTAATGACTAAGGTTTCGTGGTATTTACGTTGCAAGAAGTTACCTAAGAAGTCATTGCTCTCCATCATTAGCATTTTGTTCTGTACTCTAGAATCACGGATATGCCTGATGATGTAGTCCATTACGGGTCTGTGGTCGATATCGTGCAAGCCAAGCCGTCTAGAAATGATTCCACCGACAATAGCGATCGTAGCCATAGCTGACCAGTAGCGTTCTTGAGATTTGATTTCTGCGGCACGTTCAATCTTGTCCTGCATCCTAGCAATAAACTCAATTACTTCAGGTAGATGCCCAACGATGTACTGCATATATGGATAGATAGCATGCCCATAGTTTCCATGCAAGCGGCTAAAGTGTTGTCTTGCCCATAGCGGATCATCATTAGGATCATTAAAAATATGCAACTCCATTAAACGCATTAATTCGCCTTCAGGAAAAGCTTTGATAGAAAGTAAGTCATCCCGAACAGAACGGTTCGAAGTAGTGATTAACCCCGTTGCCCATTTAGTAAAGTTCACACGTTCAGCGTTCTCGCTGTTTTTCAAGCGGTGCTTAGCACGGCCTTCGGTAATATCGTAAGCAAGATTAGACTTTTGATCTGCTGGTAGGTTAGTCATCTCATCGTACAGTATGGGGATGTTCTGCATCGAGCCAATACGTTGGAGTTTTTGGTTATAGGTATCCTTGGTTCTCATAAAGCCATCTTCAGGATGTCCATAGATACTACCAATAGTCTGCAATATAGTGGTTTTCCCTGAGCCGGAACCTTGCGACTTTAAACTAAGCATGTATCCTTTTAGATTGTTAGGAGTGAATTTAAGCAACACGTTTCCAAAACCCATAAAGAACGCAAACGCTTTGGCTTCCATTTGCTCTCTACCATACGCATTAACCACATCTTTCCAAATGTGAAAATCACCTTTTTCCCTAAACAATGGGACAAGTTCTAAGGTGGTAGTTGTTGGTGGACTATATTTAATTTCGTCTGCCAGTATTTCTTTGTCGCCTAAAATAAACGCACTGTTATCCGGTAGCCAACCAAACTGTTTACGGGCTAGTTCTGTCTCTGTGGTAGCTTGTAATTCCTCTACCCATCTTGTTATATAACTCATAAGTGTATCCTGTTTTTTACCTAGCACCGCAATACCATGCTCAGCAATCATGTCTCTAAAACGATCTTTAGCTAACGCAACAGTTAGCGGCATAATAAATTCACGTACCCCATCTTTAGGTAGATGCAAACGCAATAACAAACATTCACCTTTATCCGGGTCGTGCATACGTTTCACAACATAGAAGTCATAAGGATAGATAAGTGTTTCTTCTTCCTCTTCAGTTTCAGGGTTTTTAGTCTTAACGTAGATGCCACCAACCTTGCCTCTAAAGAAAGGGAATGGATACTTAGGAATTACATACTGCGTTGGCTCTTCACCTGCTTGTTCTACTTCAACAATATTATCTTCTTCAGTAGCTTCTACAATCTCTTTACCTAATTGGATAGGAGAACTTATGTCTTGAGTGCATCCTAAACACGCACTGGGATTTAACTTTCTAAACGTCGCACAGGTATAAGGTCCTTTTGTTTCGTTTGCCTTACGTTCTGTAGCTTGTGCGGAATAGTCAGGATGTTTCTTAGATAGGTTATGTATAGCTTGTTCTCTATCTACGCATGCTTGGGCAATACTAAGTCCTGCTCTCCAAAGCGGTTCATCAATCGTTGTTTGGTTCTCGTATATATGCAGGAGTTGATTACATCCAGTACCTTCCGCAGACTTGATAATGATAGTTTTAAATCTAGACTGATGGTTGCCCATCAACGCTAAAGTCATACCATCTAACTGACGTGGAACAAAGGGTTTACCCTGCATACCCGCAAAGATGTCATCATCTAATTTAAACTTATCTTGCAGGGCCTCGAGTTCTACGGGTTTACCATCAATCAAAATCGCTACAGTTAGTGGGTTCTCAATATCTTTAAAGTTAAACGTCCCCGGGATGCGCAGTATGCGTGCAGTATCCGCCGTAACAGATGCGTCTGCCGCAAGGTTGTGCTTAGCACATAGGGCTTTTAATCCTTCAGCTAATGGCTTCCATTCTTCGCTAGCAATGTTTTGTGTTAAAGGCCAATAGACGTGAATACCACGACCTGAGTTAACCACCATAGGCTTAGGTAGCGCCGTTTCTTTTAAGAACGATTTAAGTGCATCTAAAGCTTCAGCTTGGTTTTTGTACTCTTTATCAAGCCCACAGTCTAAGTCTAGAAAGAAAGATTTTAAATGCGCAGAGTTTTTAGCAGTGCGTCCTTCTTTAGCATCAGCAAATGCAGATAGTGCGTAGTATGCATCGTATTTATCTTCTGCTAGTTTTGTAGCTAACTGCTCTAATTCCCCAATAGACTCAACAAATTTTTGTATTGTGTTTCCATCTTTTTTTAGTCCTACCGCACAGTACACCCCACTGTCGGGAAGTATTGTGGATAGAAATTCATTTGTATTTAGCATAGCCGCCTTTAGGCCGTCGTTAAAAAGGGTTGGGCAGGAGTGGACGGCGTTACACTCTTTTCGGTAGCTAACCTAGCCCCCCAGTACAACTAACTTAATTTATCAACTAATTTCTTCATCTTATCGAGATGTTTTTCCGGAGCATTGGTTTTGCCTCTAAACCAAGCATACACAGTCACTCGAGATACGTCAAAGAACTTAGCTACATCCGTAACAGGGATATCCCTATTAATGCATATAAGTCCTAGACGTACTCCCATCATTGACGGGTCTGCGGCTTTAACTTCGTTGATAAAACCACTTGCGTACCCTTTAGACATAATTACGCCTCGTCATCCCAGTCTTCAAGAATCTTGCCTAAATCTTTCTTAGGTGCTGGTTCTTCTTTTTTAGACGTACGCTTAGTAGGTTCAGCCGATGCTTCAGCTTCTTCAGCTTTCGGTGCTTCTGCGGCAGGCGCTTCTAATTTAGGAGCATCCGTTTTCTCTTGTGCATCTGTCATAGTAATTGCCTTAATTGCATCAGGGCTTTTACCTTTTTCGATTGCCGTAGTGATCTCGTCTGTCTCCAAGAAACGTACTGGTTTGAAAGTAATCTTTGGTGTAGAACTAGCGGTATCAAAGCGCATCTCAGTAACAACCGCAGTAATAGGTACACCCTTGGCACCAATCATCTTAGCGTACATCTGCAAAGGCCATTTACCAGCTTCACCCTCACCGAAGATCGAAGTAGAAGGAAGGATTAATTGGAACACATCGCCATGAATATCGTTGTCCAAAACAACTGCAATACGCTGACTAAAACGACAAGCACGACCATCCCCTTGGCCTGAACCTTTTACGTTTTGTGGGCAAGTTGCACAAGACTTAGCTTGTGGGTTTTTTGCAGATGCATCAGGAACATCACCATTAGCAGACCAGCAGTCCGGTGTAGAAGTTACACCCTTCTTATATACACCTTCATAGTAGGTACGTGATACTTTAGATGATGCCGCAACGATAACTACATTAAGATTACGTTCTTCTTTCTGTGCAATCTCTTTGCCGTTTACCATCAAGCGCCATACACCGCCTTCAATAGAAATACGTTTAACACCGCCACCACCTCCACCCATCAGGGCTTTCGTAGTTTCGTCTAACTCCAGCGACTTAAGGTGCGCTGGTAAACCCATGTCCAACATTGCTAGTTCTTTACTCATTATCTTCTCCATTATTTACGACGAATGACAGCCGTATAACGACTATCGACTTGTAGCCCCGGTGGAAATGCATCAGGGTTTTCTTCAAGGAATGTTGCCATGTTAGCTTGCGATATACGCTTTTCTAACAACTCCACAGCATCATGCTCTTTTAGAAAATTGTAGAACGAGTGCCAATCACTTGTCCAGTATCTCTTCTTAACTGAACGGCTTACAGTACCTAGTTCAGTCTTTAAACCATCAGTGCCCATCTCTTTGCAGATGTCGAGCAATCTAGTTTCTATAACACTTTGTTGTTCTTCAAGTTCGCTATCTTGCTTAGCAAGTTCTGCACGCTTCTCACGAATCTTAAGGAAAACTTTTACTAATTTATTAACATTATCCATTCTCTTCTCCTTGTGTTTATATCTTAATGTAGTACCAAAACTTTACTCTGTCAAGTACCATCTTCTAGAATATTTTTATAGAGGTCTATCATTTTAGTATGAATATCTACCTTTGACTGGAGCATTTTGTACATACGTTTTTCAGCAGGGGAACCCTGTATATGCACCACAGTACAAGGGTTTCGTTGTCCAGCACGATGCACCCGAGCATTAGCCTGAAGGTACGTTTCAACGGAAGTTATAGGGGAAAACCATAGTACGATATTTGCCGCAGTTAGGGTAACTCCGTGTGCCGCCGCCTGAGGTTGAATCACTAAAACTTTAGGGCTTGGGTCATTCTGAAAGCGGTTGAAAATATCTGTGCGTTTGCTAGCGGATACTGAACCATTGATGATCTCTGCATCATACCCACACTTATTTAGTTCTTCTGTGATGATTTCTATAGCATGTCTATATGGTACAAATATTAGAACTTTATGGCTAGCTTCATCTATAACTTCCTTAATAGCCTCGATACGATTCGAAGCATCAAACTCTACAATTTCTCCACTATCCGAATAGACTGCACCGCATGAAAGCTGAAGTAGTTTATTCAAATTTGCGGCGGCATTAAC